GGAAAGTCGTTCACCTCCTTCTTATGAACAAAATCGTTAGGTTCGAGAGAGAGATAGAACGTGCAAAGTCGAAGAAAACGAAGAATTCAACCCCAACACGGAAGAAATCCGATATTGCGGTTGACGCGTACTGCGACGAGCACAAACTATCATTGCCCAGCGGTGTACAGGTGCACCGACTGTTCTATGACAAAGGTCAGGCAATGCCACCTGAATTGGCAGCATTATTCAGTGAGGGTATCCCTCGGAAGGGTCTATCAAACCTGAAGAGCATACTCTATGGCCATGTGTTATCACCTAGCAAGGGGATGACCCGTCGGGAGATGTTCACACATAAGGCAGATAGTGAGATATACGGTATCAAAGAAGATATCGTTGACAGTATATCTGATCCTTTCTGGAAGAAAATCGAGGCCCAACAGAAGTTCGGCTCGTATGACTGGGATGGATACGCGTCCCTGATTCCTAACATCTCAGCCCAATATTCTAAACATGGGCAAGAATCCATTCCCTGGTGGATGGAGGTTGGCATCAAGGCAGCGGTCGAAGAACTCGGTGATGGAATCACTCCAATCAGTCTTGAGGAATCTATCGCATATTGTAGGACGGACACCAATGCCGGATTTCCGACATTCTCTTCTAAGCCTTTCATCAAAGTGTTAGATGATGGTAACTCCTTTGAGGTGATCAATCCAGAGGTTTACTCACTATACCATCACATCGCTAAGACAGTATGGAGTGGTAAGGCCCATACAAATTTACCAGCTGTGCTTTTCAAAAGAGTGCAACCTGGGGAGGGCAGTAACTCGAAGAAACGTATTGTAGAATGCGTGAGTCGAGGGGTCCTCTGGGCAGAAGCCATGATATGGCGCCCAATTCTAGAGAGGATGCGTACGTTAGAATGTTATTCTGGGTACATGCATTATTCTAATGGGATGCAGGAGGTAATTGAGCAAGCTCTGGAAAGAGATCACGTATCCTCACTAGATTATACTGCTTACGATGCTCTAGTCGCGTTATATTTGCGACTATTATTCCTAACTCTGGCGGAGAAAATCCCGTCAGCTGCACCACTGTTCTTGTGGTGCGCGGAGTATTACCGTAAGTGCCCGCTTCTAACGCCGCATGGACTGATAGAAGGTGAGCACGGGTTGTTTTCTGGCATGTTTGGCACGTCATTCGGGGGAAGTCTCCTTAATAGGGCCTTTGTACTTGGCATGAAAGCCGCC